GCTGCTATAGAATCATATATAGAAGATTTTGTAGGTTTAAAACAAAATGGAACATATGGAGATGTTTACTTTCAAAGAACATTAAACGATTGGTCTAAATTTAATATAAATAACAGAACAAAACATGATGCTTCTATAAGCTCTGGCTTAGCAATAATGGCCTGCAATAAAAACAAATATAGACCAATACCTACAATTACAAGAAAAACTTATGATCTTGGTTTTAAAAGATATAATAATAAAGGAACAATGTCAAAAATAATTGAATAAATGAAAATGTACACTAACTCAAATAGCGCCTTTCCTAGTCAGGTAGTACCGGATTATGAAAAAGCTTCGTTAGAATATGGTTCACAAGTGGCTCAGGCTATTGAGACAGAGTGGTTTAATCAAGGCCGAACTAATGGTAATAGATACCTTACTAGTTTTAATAATTTTCATCACTTAAGATTATACGCTAGAGGTGAACAACCTGTTCAAAAATACAAAGATGAACTATCAATAAACGGTGACTTAAGCTATTTAAATCTAGACTGGAAGCCAGTTCCTATATTATCTAAGTTTGTTGATATTGTTGTAAACGGTATATCTAGTAAAGAATATGACATAAAAGCTTATTCTCAAGATCCTGCTTCTGTAAAGAAAAGAACTATGTATGCAACTGCTGTTGCGGAAGATATGTTTGCTAAGGAACAAATGCAAGCTGCTGAAGATTTACTAGGAGTTCAATTACAAAGAACAAGTATTCCTCCAGCAGATTTACCAGAAACAAAAGAAGAATTAGAGTTACATTTACAGTTAAGTTATAAACAAGCTATTGAAATAGCGGAAGAAGAAGCTATAACGCAGACTTTAGCTAAAAATAAATGGGAACTTACTAAAAGAAGATTAAATGAAGATCTTGTTGTATGCGGAATAGCATGTGCAAAAACTAGTTTTAATGTAGCTAATGGCATAACTTTAGATTACGTTGATCCTTCTTATTTAGTATACTCTTACACAGAAGATCCTAATTTTCAAGACATATACTATGTTGGTGAAGTTAAATCAATAACTATACCAGAGCTTAAGAAGCAGTTTCCTAATATTCCAGAAGAAGAATTACAAAGAATTCAAGAAATGCCTGGTAACAGGCAGTATATAACTGGGTGGGGCAACTATGACAACAATACGGTTCAAGTAATGTATTTTGAATATAAAACTTACATGAATCAGGTTTTTAAATTAAAAAGAACTGAAAACGGTTTAGAAAAAATAATAGAAAAAACAGACGAATTTAATCCTCCGCCAAATGATGGGTTTGAAAGAGTCGGTAGAAGTATAGAGGTATTATACACTGGAGCTAAAGTGTTAGGAACAAACACAATGCTTAAGTGGGAGCTAGCAGAAAATATGACAAGACCAGCTGCTGATACTACTAAAGTAGAAATGAATTATTCTATAGTTGCGCCAAGAATGTACAAAGGTAGAATAGAATCTATTGTAAGTAGATGTACAGGTTTTGCAGACATGATACAGTTAACGCATTTAAAGATGCAGCAAGTACTAGCTAGAATGGTTCCAGATGGAGTGTTCTTAGATATGGACGGTTTAGCAGAAGTTGATCTAGGTAATGGAACAAACTACAATCCAGCTGAAGCGTTGAATATGTATTTCCAAACAGGTAGTATAGTCGGTAGATCGCTGACACAAGATGGTGATCCAAATAGAGGCAAGGTACCTATTCAAGAATTACAGTCATCTGCTGGTGGTCAAAAACTAGCAGCTTTAATACAAACGTATCAATACTATTTACAAATGATACGTGACGTCACGGGTCTTAACGAGGCTAGAGATGGTAGTTTACCTGATAAAGACGCTTTAGTAGGTCTTGCTAAAATGGCAGCTAATCAATCTAATATAGCTACAAAACATATAAATCAAGGTAGCTTATATATTGCTTTAAAAATATGTGAAAACATATCTTTAAAACTAGCAGATGCTTTAAGTTATCCTTTAACAGCTAATGCTTTAATAGAAGGTATATCTATATATAATGTAGAAACATTAAGAGAGATATCTAATTTAAACTTACATGACTTTGGTATATTCTTAGAGCTAGAACCTGACGATGAAGAGAAAGCTCAGCTAGAACAAAACATCCAAGTTGCTTTGCAGTCTGGAGGTATTGACTTAGAAGACGCTATAGATATTCGTCAAATTAAAAATCTAAAACTAGCAAATCAATTACTAAAACAAAAACGTAAAAAGAAATTAGCTAGAGAAAGAGCAAATCAAGAGAGAATGATAGCTGCTCAAGGTGAAGCCGCTGCTAAAACAGCAGAGCAAACTGCATTAGCAGAAACTCAAAAACAAGCAGCATTAACTCAACAAAAAGTTAGTATAGAGCAAGCTAAGTCTCAATTTGAAATAAGTAGAATGGAAACTGAAATGCAGATAAAAGCTAAATTAATGCAGCAAGAGTATGGTTATCAATTTCAATTAGCTCAAATAAAAGCAGGAGCTGAAGGTTCTAAAGAAAAAGATATTGAAGATCGTAAAGATAAAAGATTAAAAATGCAAGGTACTCAACAGAGTAAATTGATACAGCAGAGACAAAATGACTCTAACCCTGTTGATTTTGAAAATACAGGAGAAAACAACTTAGGATTTAACATAGAAGAGTTAATGCCTAAAGTTTAATTATTTAATTATTTAATTATATTATATTATGTCAGAAAACACAACGACTCAAGAAGTTAAACAAGAAGGTGATTTTAAAATTAAAAAAAAGAAAACACCAAAAAACTTAGGACACCTTAGTGGTAATGATCCTGTAAAAGTAGATTTAACAAAACCAGAAGCAACAGGTGAAATTATACCAGATGTTGTAAAGGTTGAAATACCAAAAGAAGATAATGCCATTCATGTCGGAGAAACAGGAAATGTTCCTGAAGAAAAACAAGCCGGAGATTTGGTTGAAGTGGACAAACAAATACAAGAGCCCAGCGAGGTTGTTGAAGAAGTCACTCCACTCCAAGAAATAACCGATGAAGAAGTTAAAGAGGTTAAACAAGAAGCTAAAGAAGCTGTAAGAGATCAGCAGATCTTAGGAAAACCTTTACCGGAAAATATAGAAAAACTAGTTTCTTTTATGGAGGAAACAGGTGGAAGCGTAGAAGACTACGTGGCATTAAACAAAGATTACTCTAAGCTTAATGGCTCAGAGGTTTTAAAAGAATATTATCTTAAATCCAAACCACACTTAGACTTAGAAGAAATAGCTTTCTTAATGGAAGATAATTTTAAGTATGATGAGGATATAGATGAAGAGCGAGCTATACGTAAAAAGAAACTCGCTTATAAAGAAGAAGTTGCAAAAGCAAAACAATACTTAGAAAGTTCTAAGAGTAAATATTACGACGAGATCAAGTTGAGACCGGGCGTAACTCAAGAGCAGCAAGAAGCGTTAAGCTTTTATGACCGATATAAAGAGCAGCAAGAAAAAGCTCAAGCACAACACGGTGATTTTAGAGATCGTACTAAAAGATTATTCAATAAAGAATTCAAAGGTTTTGATTTTAATGTGGGGGATAAGAAATTTAGATACGGTGTTAAAGACCCGGCTAAGGTAGGTGAAACTCAAGTGGATGTTCAGAATTTCGTAGGTAAGTATTTAGACAAAGACGGAAATATGATAGATCCAAGTGGGTATCACAAGGCTATGTACGCTGCAATGAATGCTGATAAACTAGCTCATCATTTTTACGAACAAGGAAAAGCGGATGGCATCAAAGGTGTTATTACAAATTCTAAAAATCCAGCGCAAGACGGACCTAGGCAAGTTGCCGATGGAAATGTTTTCATAAATGGATTAAAAGTAAAATCGATTAGTGGTTTAGATTCATCAAAATTAAAAATAAAAACAAAAAAGTTTAACTAATTAAAATTAAAATTATGGCTTTATCCCCACAGTTTGGAAGTATAGTACCTTCTCAAACTCAACAATTACTTCAACAGAACTATCTTACATTCGATGGTGCTGCTGGTGGAAACTTTGCTCAGCAATATTTACCAGAGCTTTACGAAGCTGAAGTAGAAAGATACGGTAACAGAACGTTATCCGGATTTTTAAGAATGGTAGGCGCTGAAATGCCTATGACTTCTGATCAAGTAATTTGGTCTGAACAAAACCGTTTACACATATCTTATGCTGATTGTGCAATCGCTGCTAACGCTGGTGGTGGTGCAAATCTAGGTATTGATATTACTAACGGTGGTGCAAACACACAAGTATCAAACGTTGTTTCTCCAGCCTCTACGGTTGTAGTTATGGACGACTTTGGTGGTGAATTAAAATGTTTTGTAGATGCTTCTAATAGCGCTACTGGTCTTATATCTGTACAACCTTATACTGCTGCTGATCTATCCGGTCTAACTGGTTTAGTTAAAGTATTTGTATATGGTTCTGATTACCAAAAAGGACAGAGTTCATCTCAAGCTATTTCTGGTGCAAACGCAATTGGAGGTGCTAACCCTATGATTACTGTAAACCCTGCGTTTACTACTTTTAGCAACAATCCTATTATCATTAGAAGCCAATATTCTATCAATGGTTCTGACACTGCTCAGATCGGTTGGGTAGAAGTTGCTACTGAAGATGGAACAGGTGGTTACTTATGGTATTTAAAAGCTGAGTCTGAAACTAGACTACGTTTCGAAGATTACTTAGAAATGTCTATGGTTGAAGGTGAACTTAAAGACGCTGCTGTATCTCCTATTGCTGGAGCTGCTGGTGTAGGTATTATTGGTACTGAAGGTTTATTTGCTGCTATCCAAAACGGAGGTAACGTAGAAGTAGGATTTACTGCTGCTGCTGGTATTGATGCTTTTGATGCAATACTTAAAAACCTAGATACTCAAGGAGCTATCGAAGAAAACATGTTATTCTTGAACAGAAACACTGCTCTTGATTTTGACGATATGTTAGCTTCTATCTCTGGAGGTTATGCAGGTGGTACTGCTTTTGGTCTTTTCGAAAACTCTGAAGAAATGGCATTGAACTTAGGATTCTCAGGATTCCGTAGAGGTTCTTATGATTTCTATAAGACAGATTGGAAATACTTAAACGACGCTTCAACGCGTGGTGCAATGACTGGTCCTGCTTCAATTGAAGGAGTATTAGTTCCTGCAGGTACTTCTACTGTTTATGACCAAATCTTAGGTACAAACATTAGACGTCCTTTCTTACACGTAAGATACAGAGCTTCTCAAGCTGATGACAGACGAATGAAATCATGGCTAACTGGTTCAGTTGGTGGTGCGTTTACTTCTACGTTAGATGCAATGGAAGTTAACTTCTTATCTGAAAGATGTTTAGTAACTCAAGCTAGAAACAACTTTGTATTATTCAAAGGTATCTAGTACATTAATGTAATTCTTACCCTCGTTATATCAACGGGGGTAATTATTACTTTTATTAATTTTATTATATTATATCATGGAAAAAAAAGAAAAAATCCAACAAACTGGTTGGGAGATAAAAGATAGAAGATATTTTTTAAAAGATAACTCTTCACCGTTAACATTAACAATACCTAGTAAGCATACAAAAAAACACGCTCTACTATGGTTTGACAAAGAAACAGGATCTCAAAGAGAGTTGAGATACGCTACAAATCAAGCATCTGTATTTGTTGATGAGCAAAAAGGTGAAGCAACAATGGGGCATATATCTTTTACTGATGGTGTTTTGCAGGTTCCAAAAGAACAGCAAGCTTTGCAGAAAATGCTATCTATATACCACCCTTTATTAGGTAAAAAATACCTAGAACACAAACCTCAAGCAATCGCTCAAGATCAATTAGCTGATTTAAATATAGAAATAGACGCATTAAATGCTGCTAGAGAAATAGAAATAGATCAAGCTGAAGCAATCATGAGAGTAGAGATTGGCTCTAAGGTTAATAAGATGAGTTCTAAAGAACTTAAAAGAGATTTATTAATATTTGCTAAAAACAATCCTAAGTTATTCTTAGATTTAGCTAATGACGAAAACGTAATGTTAAGAAACTTTGCGGTTAGATCAGCTGAACTTGGAATAATTTTATTGTCTCAAGATCAAAGGCAAATATCCTGGGCGTCTAACGGTAGAAAACTAATGAACGTTCCGTTTGATGAAAATCCTTATTCAGCTTTTGCTGCTTATTTAAAAACAGATGAAGGTGTAGAAGTATTTAAATCAATAGAGAAAAAAATGATTTAACAGGTGATTATAATAATGGGTGATCACTTTGTGGTCACCTAATTATTAAAAAAAAATATACAATGGCAATAAACGTAAATCAAGTTTATCAAACAGTTTTACTTATTCTCAATAAAGAACAAAGGGGATATTTAACTCCTGATGAATTTAATAGAATAGGCGCACAAGTGCAGCTTGAAATATTCGAGTCTTATTTTGAAGATTTAAATCAACAATTACGTGTGCCAGATAACGACTCTGAATACTCAGATCGTGTAAAAAATACGCAAGAAAAAATTGCGCTCTTTCAAGAA